TAATAAAGTATAATATAACTATGATGACATTTGAAGAGTTGTCTGAGTTTAATCTCAAGACCGAAACTATCGATGGGAAAAGACACTATGTCACTCCCGAAGGCAACAAGTATCCTAGTGTGACTTCTGTCACTGGACTCTTAACCAAAAAGCACATACAAGCATGGCGAAAGAGAGTCGGTGAAAAGAAAGCAACTGAGATATCTAGTCGAGCATCTCGCAGAGGTACTTCTTTTCATACACTATGTGAAAAGTATCTACGCAATGAAGAGTTCGAGTTCGACAATCCCCTACAAGAAATGAATTTCAAATCTATGATCCCATTGTTGGATAAGATTGAACCATTTGCTATTGAGTCTGCTATGTACAGCGATCATTATCGTATCGCTGGTAGATGTGACTGTGTAGGTTTGTTTAGAGGTGAGTTAGCAATCATCGATTTCAAAACTTCAAACAAAGCAAAGACTGAAAGCAGAATACAATCGTATCTTATACAAGAGAGTGCGTATGCTGCATGTGTAAAAGAGATGACAGGTGAAATGCCTAAAATCATCGTGACTTTGATTTCTGTAGATGAAGATAGTTCTACTCAACTATTTGTTGATGAACCTGATCGTCATCTAACTGATCTTGTAAAACTTCGAACACAATACTATAATTTGTATGAAAAAGTTTCATAAGTGCCTCTTATAGGCAATCATAAATTATAAATATAGTCCGAATTGGTTCAACTTTTTTATAATTTAGGAAATCATGTTAAAAAATATACATCGCGATTTTGTTTTCTGTTTACTTTTTGCTGCATTAACAGTGCCATTCATTTTAGTTAATGGATGAGCAATGAGTGAGAGAAGAATACAAAAACTGAAAGACAATGTAGGGTTGCTCATGCTGATATGCATGTTTGGATTTTCAATCGCAGCAACCACAGGGTCTGTGAGTTTTATATAATGGCACAACAATTACCTTTGCCATTGAATGCTACGAAGGATGCTTCACCTGAAGAAGTTTCCGAGTGGGAGAAAAAGGATTTCTTCCGTGCTGGCAAATTCAGTGCAATGGTTTACTTTGTTGTAATACCAGCAATTGTACAAGCAGTTGCTTTTGGTTCAATGCTGGTGATTTTTTATATTAATGATAAAATTTTTTAAGGTGATAGCAAAACTCCTAACAGGAGTGGGTACTGAGGTGAACGATATACAGTTGACTCCCAGTGCTGTTCTAATGGTAGCAATATCATTGGCATTTGCTTTCTTAGGAATCGTAATGTTGCTGATGTTTACAGCATCGTTACTTATATAATGGATAATTATGATACTATCAAAAAAGCAATTCTCTGAACAAGTTGAATCAAAGATTAGTAAAGGTGCTGAAGTCATCGATGCTATCTTAGGAGTATGCGAATCTTATTCTCTAGAACCTGAATCTGCTAAAAGATTATTGAGTGATGGACTCAAACAAAAACTTACAGCAGAAGCATCCAATCTTAATTTGATTAAGGGGAGCAAGTCTAGAGGAAAACTTCCCATATGAGAATACTCGAAAGATCTTCCAGATATTCAATACGAGAGGACTTAAAAACTAAGTTCGCAGTCCTCGTACATCTAGGAGATATGACAGAGCAGGAGTTTTATGACTTCTCCTTATCCATAGGTGATATTGATTTAGAATGTTATGATGATACACATCATCAAAAGGAGGTAAGTCGTATTGCCAACTCTACTCGAATGTCTGAGTTTAAACAGCAAGATTCCGAATCACGCAATGTACTAGCAAAGTCCAGTCTGCCAGGAATGGCAATCTTTGACTATGCTGGATTAGATCAAGAAGAAGATGTAGAAATAGGTCTATCTGGTTTTGGCGATATGAGTGATGAGTATAAAGCAAAAAGAGCATTGATCGGTGGTTTCAAAAACTGGCATGTAGACTTTCCACATAGGAAGGAACTTGCCGACATAGGAATTTTATATGCAAAGAATTATAAACCAACTCAGACAGATAGAGATGCCGATATCCACGGATACAATATTATTAATCCGAGACTTGGTGGTGGTTCCACTTTGCTTGTTGACTTTTGCTTGGCATATGATAAACATCATGATGCCTTTGCTGGGAAACATGTAGAGTTTTACTACTCCGAAGAGGTTGCTCATCCATTACTGAGATACAATAAGATACTTGACAGAGAGACACTGTATATCTCTCCTGTATCAGTATTGCCTACGAAAAGCAATAGTATCTTAGCAAATGAAATCTTTATGTTGTTGGTTAATGATGACGAACTACTATGGCAAGTGAATTGGGAAGAAGGTGATTGTTTGTTATTTAACAACACTGCCTGTATGCACAGAGGTGCGTATCATAAGTTTGCTGGTGAAAGAACACTTTGGAGAACCACTGTAAAGTATGACTAGTCGCGAAGGATTTGACGCATACTGCCTTTACTTAGGGATTAAATTACATTTTACACAGGAGTCATACGACTATGTCAAATACAATGGAGTCGTTAAAGCAGATCTCAAGTCGTTTCTTAGAAGAAAGGATAAATACCACTTTGCAAAACTCGCAAGGAAGTATGGAACTGATCTCAAGTCTTTCCTCATCGCCAACCTTTCAGTTTCCGACCGATGGGTTGGGGAACTGCTGGGAAACGATTCAGAAATGGTATTCTCAGAATACAAAAAACGACAGCAAAGTTTAACCTATCTTTTTCAAAAAGAATTAAGTTCTTTGTCGAATAAATACTCTTTGGATGAATTGTTACAAGTAAAGAATGGACAACATCCTGTACTGCTCAAGCAATATCTAGCAAAAAAGGTTTCACCTGAAACTATGATACTGTTTGACGAACTTACTAAATACATAGCAGTTTGGGATAAACAAATATCTGAAACAATAGTCTGGAAAGAACAGAGTAAAAGGTTGAAGAAACATTCTACCTTTGTTTCAGGTGATCACAGTAAGTTAAAAAAGATAGCAATGGATATTTTTACATGAACAAATATAACGACTTAAGACAAAACCTCATGATCTTTGATTTTGCTTTAGAAATGAGAAAGCAAACCTATGATCGTATTGCCGAAGGCAACTACGATTCTTTCAACAGATGGTTGAAGACCAACTTTATGTTGAATAAAAAAGATCATATAGAATGGCAATTAAATACTGAAAGACACGATGCTCGTAGGCAGTTACATAGTTTCACTGATTACGATAGAGGTGTCGTACTCGCTGTGTTCAATGAACCTGTTACCCTTGTACATTCTTCTACATCTTTTGGAAGATTGGCAAGTAAGAAGATATCCCATGTTCCTACTATTGTTGAAGAAGGTAAAAACACAAGTAATCATTTTAATTACACTGTAAACCCTTATCAACCTATGCTTGTTAATCTAAATGTAGCACATGGTGTGCTCAAGCATCACAAAGAATGGAGTATGATCAGTCTAAGACTAGACTGGACAATGAGAGAATGGTTAGAATACATTCTTGCTATGGGACAGCAACAACAATAACTTTATTATGATCGCAAACATTATTGGTAATGGTCCGAGTCGGACGCAATTTGATTTAAGCAAACTTGAGAATACTTATGGGTGTAATGCACTCTATAGAGATTTCACACCAAACACTTTAGTAGCAGTAGACATTCCTATGCAAATAGAGATAGTCAATTCTGGATACTATAAAGAGCATAGAGTAGCATTTGCGGATTGGGATGCTACTCCTATAGATATGCTCGAACAGTTTAAGATGATGTTGACTTTTGATACTCGTAACAATGAGATCACTACACATAATCTTACTGATGCTTCAACGCATTTTTTCAGTCAAGGATCCTCTCTTCAAGGAACGACTGATATACTATGCTTTGAAGAACCAAACCAAATCACACCTTTCACTGATCCTTTATTAAGGGATCTTGTATGTGGTTCTACTGCTGTAGGATTAGCATGCTTGGAAGGTGCGACGGAAGTCAACTTGATAGGTTTTGACTCATTATGGAGCGAATCCTATGACAATATCTACAAGGGGACTAACAACTATGATTGGGAAGAAGAAGATACTTTCCGTGTATTAACTACACAGAAAGACCAACTGATGGCGATTGTAAAACATTTTGAAAATGTTTCATTTAATTTCCAAAAGTCACTATCGGGCACTCATGAAATAGAATATAATAAACTTAATAATCAAGAAGAATGGGTTCTTGGCTCGGGATATGTAGACCGAATACCGATGTTCCCAGATTATGAAGTTGAATAATACAACGCAATACTTAGTAAATAAAGGAGAAATATATGTCATTTGCCGACTTAAAACGCAATCGAGGTTCACTCGATAAACTAAAAACTGCTATGGCTGATGCCGATGGTGGTAAATCAACAACTAAATCCTATGTAGATGAAAGATTCTGGAAACCAGAAATGGATAAATCTGGCAATGGGTTTGCTGTAGTTAGATTCTTACCATCCCCAGCAGGAGAAGAACAACCATGGGTTACTTATTGGGATCATGGATTCCAAGGTCCAGGTGGTTGGTACATCGAGAAGTCCTTGACTACTCTTGGGAAACAAGATCCAGTTTCAGAGTATAACACTCAACTATGGAACTCTGGTATCGAAGCAAACAAGGATCAAGCAAGGAAACAAAAGAGAAGATTACACTATGTGTCTAACATTTTAGTGGTATCTGATCCTAAGCATCCTGAAAACGAAGGAAAGGTATTCTTATACAGATATGGTAAGAAGATCTTTGAAATGCTAAAAGAGGCAATGTGCCCAGCATTTGAAGATGAA